CACTGCCGTTATTTCAGGTGGTACGGTCACTCAAGTCGTGATGACCAACCCTGGTACTGGCTACACCAATACTGCCAATTTAGTGGTCAGCATCTCTGGTGGCGGTGCAACAACTGCTGCCAAGCTATCAGGCGTAGTCAATAATCAAACCAATAACGCAATAGCGACCTTCTCAGGGCGTGTTTGGGTGGCAACAGGGCGAACTGTCACCTACTCTGCTGCGGGTGAATACAGCGACTTTACAAGCGTTTCAGCGGGTGCTGTAACACTAACCGACAGTACATTGCACGGAAACATTGTCCAATTGCTGTCTGCCAACAACTTTTTGTACATTTTTGGCGATGATTCCATCAATGTGTTTTCTGATGTGGTCGTTAATACATCAGGGATAACCCTATTTACTAACACCAATGTGAGCGCTTCCGTTGGTTCTAAGCGACCTAATGCTATTTTTCCGTACTTCCGTTCAGTCTTATTTATGAATGATTACGGGGTTTATGCTCTTGTCGGTTCTACTACTTCCAAGATCAGCGATGCGCTTGATGGAATTATTGGCAACATTGATTTTTCTAGCCCTGTTTACGCTGGTCAAGTCTTGGTAAACGACATTTTGTGCGCTGCATTTAATTTTAAATATTACGATGCGGTGTTTACTAAAAGCTCTCGTTACATCCAAGCGGTATTTTTTGAGAAAAAATGGTTCATTACCAGCCAAGGAAACAATCTCAATTACATCACTTATGTACCTGTAGGTGGAAAACTTACTCTTTTTGGTACACAAAATAATCAGTTATATAAGTTATATGCTAACAGTACGAGTAGCATTAGTACGATAGTACAGACTGCACTCATGCCAATGGGTGATCCTATTCGTACAAAACAAGCTCTCAAGATTGGTGTGGAAGCAACTGCTAGTATCAATTCGGCTATTACCATGACCACCACGGTGGATAACGAGAATAACTCTAGTCCTGCTTACACTTTGTCATCTTTAGTAGCTTGGCAAAACAATTACCTCAACACGATTGCTTGGTCTAACAGCTCTGGTGCAAACATTGGATGGGGTACTACTGGATATAACTTATATAAAACTGATGCGTCACAGTATGGTAAATATCTAGGAATTACAGTAACATCGAATAACCCAAATTATGTGCTAAATGGGTTCGAGTTTGAACACGAATTAAGAGTGAGGTTCTAGTGACTAAACCCGTATCATCCGCAGCTTATACCTTTGCTACGCAGACTAGCACGATTCCGCTTTCCTACTTGGATACCAATTTTGGACAAGTGATTAGCGACTTAAATGATCTGAACAACTACAGTAACTATGTAGCGGATACTGGCACTGCTAATAACATTGTTTTAAATTACCCATCTGGCATTTCTACTAGCACAATTGCTACAGGCTGCCAGCTTCAGTTTATCTGCGCTAACACCAATACAGGATCAGTTTCCATTACTGTTCAGGTTAACGGATCTACTATCTTGGCTTCTACGGTTTTATTGACTGAAGCGGGAAGTGCGTTAACTACAGGAACTATTACCTCTGGCGCTATTTACAGCGTGATTTATAACGGTACAAACTGGATTTTGACAGGAACTGGCGCTGTAGGAACGGGTGCAGTAGCGGGTGGAGCAATTTATATTAACACTCAAACCATTAACACTAATTACACTTTTCCTACTGGATACAGCGGTGAAAGTGTTGGACCAATCACAGTAGCAAGTGGTAACACAGTTACTGTCACAACGGGATGCCGTTGGGTAATTCTTTAAAGGATATTTATGGGAACTCTTGTACTTAACGGAGCAACTAGCGGATCTACTACGATTCAGCCTACCGATGCTGCAACTGTAACAGCAACCTTTCCAGGTGCTACTGGCACAGTAATGGTTAGCGGTAATATGCCGTCTTTTAGTTACTGGGCGAATTCCGCAACCACATTATCTTCAAATACTCCAACTAAAATTTTATTTGATACTAAAGAATTTGATACTAACAATAATTTTTCATCAAGTAGATTTACTCCTACTGTAGCTGGTTATTATCAAATTAGTGCTGGAGTAGGCGTTGCTTCTACCTATACAAATATTAGTACATTTATTTATAAAAATGGTTCTGCTTATAAAACTGGTTCTCAACCTACTAGCGGTGCGGTTTCTTCAATTTCTTCTTTAGTGTATTTAAATGGTTCAACAGATTATGTGGAAATTTATTGCAATATGTTAGTTGGTCAAAATTGTTCAACTGGATTACAAAATACTTATGTTAATGGTTGTTTAGTGAGGGCTGCATAATGAATTTATACGAAAAAATTATTGCTTTTTATCCTGAGCTTACACAACAAGATTTTATGACTGTAATTACATTACAAAACGATTCAGACGGCAAAGGCGATTATATAAAAGAGTGGAATCACCCAACTTTGGCTAAACCTACTGCGGAGCAATTAGCATGAGCATACTGAACGCAACCACTACCTCTGGAATAGTCCTTACTGGTGATACTACTGGTAACTTGACCATTCAGTCTGCTGGTAGCAATGTGGCTAATTTTACTAGTTCTGGACCAATTCAATTTTTTGAAAGCGGTTCTGAAATAGCTCGTTTTGATACTACAGGAAGTTTTCTTCTTGGTTCAACAACACAACAAGGTCAAACTGCAAAATCCTTGATTTTAAATAATTCTTCATCAAATGTTGGATTATTAGCGCAATCTAGTGCTTCTGGTGATGTGGGAACAGACGGTATAAGAGTTGGTAAATACGACAACAACACCACCACTTCTCAGATATTTATGCGTTTTACCATCAATAACGCAGGAAATGGATCTGGTTCAATTACTGCTAATGGTGCTAATGCTTGTGCTTTTGGATCATTTTCAGATGCTAGATTGAAAACAAATATCGTACCATTAACAAGTCAGCTTACTAATATTCTTGCTTTAAAACCTTGCTCATTTGATTATTTAGATGGTTCTGGAAGCAATATTGGTTTTATTGCTCAAGATATGCAATCTGTTTATTCAGATGCCGTTGGTGAAGATGAGCAAACTAAAATGCTTACTGTTACTGGATGGAGCAAAACCGAAGCACGGCTTGTCAAAGCTATACAAGAACTCAAAACCCTTGTAGATACACAAGCAACACAAATTGCAGAATTACAAGCAAAGGTAGGAGCTTAATATGACCACAATTATTGACGGATCAGCGGGTATAACATTCCCATCAGGAAGTAACCCTCAAGCTGCACCTGCTAAAATTATTCAAGTAGTTAGCGGTACATATTCAACTCAAGTAGATACTACTAGTGGTTCTTATGTTGATACTGGATTGACTGCAACAATTACTCCATTATTCTCAACTAGCAAAATATTAATTTTAGTTAATCATCAAATTAGTGTTTCTTCAGGTTCGGGATATGGAAATGTAGCATTAAATAGAGCAGGTACAAATATCGCAGTCTTTAATGCAAATATAATTGGCGGATCAACTACTTTGGCAGTTGGTTCTGCTTTATCTTATGTAGACTCTCCTGCAACAACATCGGCAACTATTTATAAAACTCAATTTCAAAGAGTTTCTAGTGGTGGAACATTTACTTCACAACAAAATGGAGCATTAGCTTCTATTGTTCTTTTGGAGATTGCTCAATGATTTCTTTATTTGATGCTATTTGCGCTTTAAATCCCAATGTTGTTACACTACATGGTGACATTGCTTTAGATCTTGAAAACAAAGAAGTAGCCTATGATCTAGAAGCTGCTCAAGCTAAATTATCAGAACTTCAAGCTGCCGAAACTGCTGCGGAACAAGCTGCTGCTGCACATAAGGCATCCGCAATATCTAAGTTAACTGCACTTGGCTTAACTCAAGCCGAAATTAACGCTTTGATTGGATAATCATGGGAATCAATGCCTTCACTAAAACTGGTAACACCGTAACATTTACGGCTAATACTAGCGCACCTACACCTGTACAAGTTACCAACAGCACTATTGGTGGCAATCAATATCGCATCATCAATAGCGGTACTACCGTAGTGTTTTTAGGGTATGGCACAACTGCTTCCGATGCAACTAACGCTGCTGCAACTATTACCACTACTGGTACAGCGTTTCCCTTGCTTCCTAGCACCGATGAGATTCTTACTTTTGTACCTAATGCTTACTTTACTGGCGTTAGCACTAGCACAGCAGTCATTTATATAACCCCTGGCGATGGAGTTTAAAACATGGTTCTTAAGGTCGCAGGTGGGGGTGGTGGCACAGCAGGTGCGGTAAATTACCTTGGCACTTGGAACGCATCTACCAATAACCCTACCCTTGTTTCTGGGGTGGGAACTAAAGGTGGCTATTACATTGTTTCTGTTGCTGGCACTACTACTCTCGATGGTATTAGCCTGTGGTCTGTGGGCGATTGGGCAGTATTTAATGGCACGGTTTGGCAAAAGGTAGTCGGTGGTTCGACTGAATCTTTTACTAATATCTCCGTTACTAGCCTTACGGGGTATATGTATGCAAATGGTAGCAATCTTGTTACTGCTAGTACAAGTATCCCTGTTACTAATGTGTCTGGCGCAGTTGCGAACACAGTTAATATTATCGCTGGTACTAACCTTACTGGTGGTGGCGCTCTTACTGGGAATGTAACCTTAAACAATCCGTATAACGGAACAGTTACTTCAGTCGGATCTGGTACAGGCTTAACAGGTGGTCCAATTACAGGATCAGGCAATTTAAGCATCGCTAACACGACTGTTACTGCTGGCATCTATGGTAACGCCACTACAGTAGGTCAATTTACTGTAAATGCTCAAGGACAGCTATCACAAGCTGCCAATGTAACTATTTCAATTCCTCCTAGCCAAGTTATTGGTTTAGGTACGATGGCTACTCAAAATGCTAATGCAGTAGCTATTACAGGCGGTACGATAAATTCAACCACATTAAATAGTGACACATTTACCAATGCCAATATTACTTCCGTTGCTGCTACCTTTCCTAATAGCTATCTGGCTAACTCCTCTGCTACCCTGGGAAACACTGCTGTAACTCTTGGTTCAACGACTGCTGCTGTCGGCAATCTCACACTCAATAATGTAACGGTAACTAGCGGTAACACCACTGTTACCTATGACAATGCTGCTTATCAAGTTGCTACAGCAAACATAGCGCCAAGCTCAAATATTGGTGCTTTTTCTTACGGAAACCTGTCTTATTCAGATGTAGGAATCGTAGCTTCTTTTGCTAATTCCTCAAATACTTCAGTTCAAATGGTGATGCAAAACACCAGTTCTGGAAGTAACGCATCTACTGACATTGCGATTGTTAATGACACAGGATCAGCCTACATTGATGTGGGAATAGCATCTAGTACATATTCTGGCGCTGGAGCTTTTAACAAGGCTAACGGTGCTTATGCTTACGCTGGTTCTACTGATCTGTATTTAGGAACAATTAGCAGTAACGCAGTCCATATTTTGGCTAACAACTCCAATACAGATGCCATTACTGTAAATGCGAATAACACCGTTACTTTGGGAACACCTCTTGGTGTAGGATCAGGCGGTACAGGACTGTCCTCTCCTGGCACTTCGGGCTATGTTTTAACCTCTAACGGAACAGCTTGGGTATCTCAAGTCTTGCCAGCGTCTGGTGTGACTATTCAGACTGATAGCGCCAATGCTACCCGTTACATGGTTTTCTCTAATGTGACTACAGGCACTGTCACCATTGAGAATGTGTCAACCAGCGTAACAGTCAATCCATCTACTGGATTTATGTCAGCGCCAACCCATGTATCAACCAATGGTTTGACTTTTAACTCTAGCAATGTGACATCAAACATTACTGTTTCA